ACAGGTTGCGATTCTGGTGGTTTGTCAATAATGTTATAAGTACCATTTGACCAAACTAACTCCTGTGTGACTTGATTATAGTCTGGTTGTTCATATGGACCAGAAAAACCAGCTAAAGCAATCTCGTCTTCAGTGAACGTATCTGGGTCAGTGCGTGTAAAACCATTTGGTAGTGTAATACGAAATGGCAATGGCTCAGGACGTGAGCCTTGGAAGGAGTACAGCATCATGCGAACCTCAGCGAGAATTGGTACATGCCTTGCACGTTGTCCGATAACACAAACATGCGAGTGCCATCAGGGGAAACGCGAACACCCCAAACTTGACTGCTTGCGCCAGTTAATCCATAAGTGCCTACTAACTCAACCGAGCCGGTACTTGCTGTTGTCAGATCATTGGGAGATGTCAGTGTAATTTGACGCACTTGCCTACCGCCTGCGGGGTTTACACCACCGGAATCCACTGTTGCATAAATTCGTAGGCCGTCTGCAAAGACATGAACACCCATTGATCCAGTTAAAGCAAAACTCTGTGAAAGCGTTGCTGTGCCCACTTCGTAAGCAGTGCTCAGCGTGTATTTGCGTAGATTGTTTGACCCACCCGAAAGGAATAACAACGTACCATCGCTGTTGATGTGAATACCACGTGGAACAGTTTCCGTACCACCTACGTAAATAAAACCTTTTGCAGTACTGATATTCCAAGCTGTGCCAAGCTGGATTTCGTATACAACATCATTTGCTGTACCAAGAACATAAAGTTCTGTGCCATCATCCTTAAAAGTTAGGCCAGAAGGCGCGGTTTCAAATGCAATAGACAGTGATTGTACAAATGAAATCGTTGATACGTTCCAAGCGGTTGATAAGGAAAACTCTCTAACGGTGTCATTTGCTGTTCCAGTGACGTACATCTTAGTGCCGTCATCCTTGAACCACAACCCTGTAGGAGTTGCTTCGCCAACCGCAGCAGATACACGCACAAAAGATGCGGTGCTGACATCCCAGGCAGTGCTCAGGTCGTATTCGTTTACGTCATCACCTGTTTGACCAATAACATACATCTTCGTACCATCTGGCGTGAAGAATAATGCAGTTGGAGTTGTTTCTTCTGTTCCAATAGCCTTAGTTTTGCTAGCATAAGAAGCAGTGCTAACATCCCATGCAGTAGATAAAGTGTATTGGTAAACAGCATCAGTTGCTGATCCAACCATATACATGGTTAGACCGTCACTTTTAAAAAAGATTCCTTGTGGATTACTGTCTTGAGTAGTCACACTAAAACTTTTATTGGCATAAGAAGCAGTACCAACATTCCACGCAGTACTTAATGTGTACTGATATACGGTATCGTTAGTGTTACCCATGGTGTACATCTTGGTGCCACTATCACCAAAGATGGGCGTTCTTGAAAGGGTATCTTGAGTAGCAACATGAAACTTTTTAACATCAACAGTGGCTGTTGCTAGATCGTAAGGCGTGGAAAGAGTGCAGGACCAAATTGTATCGCCAGTAGTACCTGTAAAAAACAAACGAGTGCCGTCATCACTAATCGCAATACCGTTGCAGTTAATGTCGTAATCACCGACTACCAAACTCTTACTGGAATAAACAACGGTTGAGAGATCCCAAGGTGTTGTGCATTCGTACTGAAAGATGGTGGCAGTAGTTCGTGAGCCACGCACGGCAACGTAGACATAGCGACCATCGCGGCTGACATCAAAACCTTCTTCAATGCCAGAACTATTCAAGGCATTGAAAACACCGTCATAGCCAAAGCGACTGATGTATTTCTTGGCATCTTGCAGCGTCACCACGTCCTCGGGCTGATACACCCCGCTGGTGCGCTTGTTATCTGTGCTGCCAATCAAACCAAGTCTCATCAGGAGATCTCCTCGTAGCCGATCACCAGCTCTAGGTCGCTAGCTGCACTTGCTAGGGCGCGGATGGAATCGCCCTCCTCCAAGTAGAAGTACGTTTCTTTAGTGCTCAGAACTTGCGTAGCGTCAGCGGGCACGGCAATCGTTCTAGCGATGTAGCGATCCGTCGAGCCGTCGTAAATGCTCACACTGATGTCCGCAGCGTTCACACCATCGACGTTGGCGCAGAAGATACTGTTGATCTTGAGAACTTTATTGCTTGCAGCGCTATTGGCTAACGCATTAGCAAGACTTGTAGTAACAGCATATCTAGCTGTTTTCCCTGTAATAGTAGTAGGGGATTTAAGATTAGGTGCAGCCATATTAGAAAATCATAGAAGCAATTACAGGGTCGATACCTACTGAACCGCCGCCACCACTAGGTGTAGACCAATAAGTGTCGTAATCAGTGCTACTGGTCTTAGTAAGTACTTGACCAGTTGTACCTCCGGTGGGCACACCTTGACCTGCAGGACCTTGAGGACCAGTGGCGCCAGTAGCACCTGTAGCGCCTGTAGCGCCTGCTGGACCCTGCGGTCCTGTTGGACCCGCTGGACCCGCTGGACCTTGAGGACCTACAGGACCCGCTGCACCAGCTACATCAAAGTTATTAGTAAATGGGTTTAAAACGTATGGCATAGTAGTTAGTTGTGCTGTACAGTAATACCAGCAGATACCCAACCACGCTGAGAGAAGTCATCAGAATCACTGGTGTAATGAATTCTCCCAGGAGCCCCTTGAGGACCAGGAGGACCAATAGGACCTTGAGGACCAGGATTACCTTGTGGACCTTGTATACCTTGTATACCTTGTGGACCACATTCTCCAGGTTGACCATCTAGACCATCTAAGCCTGGGTCACCTTTAGGACCTATCATTGATACACCTAATGGCCAACCATCAGCGGTTTTTGGTCCGTATATTGTCCAGTGAGCATAATCAATATAAAAGGCACCTACCGAGCCCAGGAAAGGGGATGGGGGTGTTGTACCGCTAAGGATACCTACACCATCATTACCATCCCTTCCAGGGGCTCCTGTGGGTCCAGGATCGCCTTTATCTCCTTTGGGTCCACGTTCCCCTTGAGGACCTTGTGGACCTTGCTCACCATCGTATCCAGGCTCTCCAGTTTCACCTTTAGGTCCAGGTGGAGCAACCTGTGGTGCAAAAGAAAAACACCCAGTTACTGGATTAAAGCGAAACATTAGGAGACCCTGGTAACTCCAACGAGGTAACCATTAGCATCGTATGTCATGTTGACAGTAGCGACAATTTGACCACTAGAACCACCTGCACGGTAGACAACAGTGGTGGGGTTACCGTTGGCATCATTAGTAAGGCTGATATAGTCATGTTCGGGTACACTGAGACCCGACTCTACTTGCTTGGCCGAATAACGACCAGCCGAAATGTTTGACATAAGGGTGAATGATTAAGTATTAAGCCCAGGCTCCTGCGTATGTACCATCATCATCAAGAGTACCAGGCTCACAAGTTGAACCTTTAGGGCTAAGTTCAGTGAGAGTTGTACCAGGATACGGGTAAATAAAAGCACGCGAGGTGCTCGTAGGCGCACAATATTGCACCTTAGCTACAGAAGAGATTTTAGGATCGTATGCTTTAGCCATGATGTTAATTAAGTAGTAGGTTCAGGTGGCCAAGTGACATTCCAAGGAAACCCTTGTTGTTGGGGGATCATGCGAAGGGTTTCACGGTAGAGCTGCCAAGCTCCTTTGGCATCTAGATTAAGTGGGCTATCTGGAAGTTGGGTCCAGTCAGATTCAGCCAGCAAGTAATTGCGATGACCACGAACATTGGATGAAGCCTGCTCAAACGGAAGCTCCTTTAGTGTCCAGGTCTGTACCCAAGTACCACTAACATTAGCTACTCCCTGAACAGCACGGTGCGTCTTATTGTCGTACTGAGGTGGTGTTGCAATAGTAACTGGGTAGACATTATACTCAGCCAATACACTGTTAGATATTGGAGAGGGAAAAGATGTATTTGGATGCTCTTGACGAAGATCTCCTAGATTAAAAGGAAAAACACTGGCGGCACCGTTAGCAAGTTTTACATACATGAGTCTCTTGCGGATTAGAGGTTATAAGCGTATAAAGTATTTGTTGCTGCGTCGCAAACATACATTTGAGTACCGTTTGTTTTAAAAAACAAGCCACTTGGTCCAGTAGATTGAGCGAACGTTCGTGATTGGACGTAGCTTAACGTACTAGTATCCCAAGGTGTAGAAAGGTTGTACTCATAGACTGCATTGTTTAAAGCTCCAACAAAATACATTTTAGCGCCATCGGATCTAAAGTATAGATTTTGTGGAGTAGCGTCTTGAGATCCGAGGAAAGTGATTTGGACGATAGAGGCAGTTGTTATAGCCCAAGGCGTAGATAATGTATACTCGTAAACGCTATCGCCACCAGAACCAGTAACATACATTTTGGTGCCATCAGGTTTAAAAAATAAACCTTGTGGAATTGTTTCTTGAGCTTGTACTGAAAAGTTATTAACAAAAGATGCAGTACCAATGTCCCATACCGTGCTTAGATTGTAAGCATGTACTCTGTCACTACTTGCTCCAATGACAAACATTTGTGTCCCGTCTGGTTTAAAAAACACATCTTGTGGGCTTAACTCTTGAGATGTCACCGAAAAGCTATTAACATAAGATGCAGTACTGATATCCCAAGGAGTAGTCAAATTGTATTCATACACGGGATCACCAGTTGTGCCAGTGGCATACATCTTCAATCCATCAGATCTAAAAAAAATCCCTTGTATGCTTGCTGACGGCAAGTTAAAGCTGGTTCCGCTATACACTGCCGTAGACAAATCCCATCCACTTACCATACCGCCACTACTATGCATTAAGAGTCGTGTTGTTGGATCCATATCAACTTTAATTAGTATAATTCACCAGACTCGATCCACGCCAACGTGTACCCCCGTCATCAGTTACAAACATAAACAGGTGGGTCCTGCCTGTTGTCAGTGTTGGAGCAGTTGAGTCTGGCCATTCAACGCCACTAAACCATGTAACAGTACCGCTGGTATGAGTCAACTCTAAGGTAAATGCATAGACACGGCTAGATGGTACATTGCTTACAGTAAATGTACTGTTCGCACTAATTGTTTTAGTGAAGTAGTTTCCAAGGTTGCAGTCAATATCAAGAGCAGCTACTGAGACAACGTTACCGCGATAACTACCATTGACGTATGGTGTACCCGTAAAAGTTGGACTAGCAATAGGAGCATAAGTACTGCTCGCTGTTGCCGACTTTAAATAACCTTGACCAACGACATAAGCAGTAGTGGCAAGTTGTGTGGTATTGGTATCAACAGCAGCAGTTGGAGCAGAAGGAGTACCAGTAAAAGTAGGAGAAGCTAGGTCAGCCTTATTTGCGTCTGTATTATGTACGTGATCCTGCCTTGCGTAACGCAAAGAAGATCCAATAGCAGCCACACCGCTGTCTTGTGGGAGTGAATTAGCGGCTTGTCCAACAACAAAAGCGGTTGTAGCAACTTGCGTAGTATTGGTGTTAGCAGATGCAGTAGGAGCAGTAGGTGTTCCAGTTAGCGCTGGACTTGCTAGTGGAGCATAAGTAGAGGTAGCTGTAGTCTGTTTAAGATACCTGGACTCAGCATCATTAGCACCATACTGAACCCAGTTCCATGTTGAGCCTGTAGTCGTATAAACAATACGGACATAAAGTCCCGAATCACCAACAAAGCCAACAGGCTTACCCGCAAGAGGTGTAAAACTTTCTATGCCAGTTGAGTTAGTAACCTCAACAGCCTGGTTATTAGTTGGAGAAGAAGGAATAGCCGCTACGTTGGCAACAAGCGTATATTGAAGCGCATTTGCAACAGCATTACTCGCTGCAGTAGCTGTAACTGAGGCAGCATTAGCCGTGGTAACTGCACTATTAGCAGTTGTTACCGCACTATTGGCTGTAGTTGTTGCAGTATTAGCCGCTGTAAGAGCACTATTAGCCGTTGCAATGGCTGTAGTAGCGTTAGCAGAGGCTGTGTTGGACGTGGACACAGCAGTAGCAGCCGAAGCCGCCGCTGCCGTAGCAGCAGCCTCAGCAGCAGCAACGTCTGCAATAGCCCCTGAAACACTGTTAACAGCTTCTTGCGTTACGTAGAGAGTCTGGGTAAAGTTATCGTTTAAATCAGTAGCTCGAATAGCAGCACCAGAATAGAAGGTAGCAGCAAGTGCAGAATCATCTGTATCTCGATAAATTCTAATTGCTGCTCCATTAGCAGGAGCTGTAGTAAATTGAATACTAGTTGGGCTGGCTAACGTATATGCAGTTGTAAGTGTACCATTGATACTAACTTTAATATCAGT